CATGAAAGAAATGCACACAACTTCCCATTAGACCTAGCATCTGCTGAGTCTACAACAGTTGCTCTAACAGCACCTGCAATTGGATAATAAATAAGATTGAGACATCGTTCGTGCGGTCTCTACAATCGGAACAAACCCAAAGACCTCTTCGGAGGTCTTTTTTTTATGTCTTGACATTCGCCAAATGTCATGATAAGGTATGTGAAAATAAATTATTTGATTTATGAGAATTTTTCTTGACACAGCAGATGTTGATCTAATAGGAAAGTATTTTGATACAGGATTAATTGATGGTGTCACAACAAATCCAACTCTCATTAGGAAGAGTGGTAGAGATCCAGAGGAAGTATATAAAGAACTTGTCATCCTCGGTATCAATGATATCAGCATGGAAATTGTTACAGATGATTACTTTGAGTTTCTTCAAGAAGGTAGAAGACTTTATGAGAAATTTGGTGAATCCACAACAATTAAAGTTCCTTGCACGCCAGACGGTCTAAGGGGTTGTAAACTCCTCTCAGACGAGGGAATCAGAGTAAATGTTACTTTGGTATTCAGTTCTGCTCAAGCGATCTTGGCGTCGAAGGCAGGCGCCTCATACGTTTCTCCTTTCGTAGGTAGAGTGAAAGATAATTCTTTTGATGGTTTAAGTCTCATCAGAGAGATATCTGACATCTATCAAACACAGTCAAGTAAGATTAGAACTGAAGTTGGGAGAACAATATATACTGACGTTAGAGCACAAATACTTTCAGCATCCATCAGAGATGTGTTAGATGTGACAAGATCTTTTCAGTACGGTGCAGACATAGTTACCATGCCTCCATCAGTTTTTGAAAAAATGTATGACCATGTTCTGACAGAAAAAGGTTTAGATCTTTTCCAAAAAGATTGGGAAACAGTAAATGCACTTAATTTTTAAATGAGATTCACCATTTATTCTAAGGAAGGATGTTCCTATTGCAAAAAGGCAGAAAAGTTGTTAGAGTTGGCCAAGGTAGATTTTGTAGTCTATAAACTTGGTGACGATTTTACCAAAGAAGGATTCATATCTGAGTTTGGAAACTCATCATTTCCTAGAATTACAATAGATGGGAAACTGATTGGAGGTTGCTTAGATGCTTACAAATACCTAGAAGAAAAAAATTTAGTATAATGGAAGACATTTACACAATTGTAGATAAGGCAATTGACATTGCATTTGAAGAACAAAAATTTCATTTGAAGTTCTATGATTTTATGAAGTCTTGTAAGACAACAGGAATTCAGGCAAAAACTTTTAATCAAAGTTCAACTGCTAAAGAGGTGGTTGATTTGGTAGATGAACTCAGTGAGTACATCAAAGGTGGTAAAGACAACAATCATCAAATTTTGAGAGAAGCCTATGGTCATCTTGGAAAACCAAATGCAAGAAAAATTAGAGATTATTTCAGTGGAATTTTAGAAGATGCAGAACGATACGAAAAAGAAAGAAGAAGAGGCAGACGCAAAACTAAAACTAAATAAAGGCGTTGAACTTATGTTACAACGTAGGAGGACAACGCCAAAAAAGTTTAACTTAAAACAATTAATTCAAGGTAACAACGTGTTAGCAATAGCATTAACTTTTGGCACTCTCGTTGCAGTGCTTTTTCTCTGTGTTGGTGGTATAATAGGATGGTTATACAAAGAACATCAACAAAGACACGACATTTCTGAGATGCATCCTGAGATGTATGACTTAAAAGGCAATGTAATTCCAGATGAGATTATTGCCTTCCGATTTGAAAACTTAAACTTTGATAGTGAAATTGACGAAGAATTATGACTACAACACACCCTACATTGGGAGAAACTAGACTACCAAACAATCCTCTTTTAAGTGAGGTATTGTCTTTAATATCAAAACAAAAAACAAAAGCTAAAAAGATTCAATTACTAAAAGAAAATGAATCCTTACATCTTAAATCTGTTTTGATTTGGAACTTTGATGATTCCGTGAAGTCAATGCTTCCAGAGGGAGATGTTCCATTTGAAAAGAATGCTGCACCAGCAGGGACAGAACACACATATCTTGCTCATGAGTGGAAGGTATTGTATAATTTTGTAAAAGGTGGAAATGATGTTCTAAGACCTATGAAACGAGAACAACTTTTTATGCAACTTCTAGAGGGTCTTCATCCAGATGAGGCAGAAATTATTTGTCTGGTAAAAGATAAAAATTTAAAGAAGAAATATAAATTGACTCGTGCAATAGTTGAAGAAGCATTCCCTGATATAGAATGGGGTAATAGAGGATGACTCAAACAAAAGATGCAAAGGAAGTTCAAACCTATTGGACACTGAAAGAAAAAGAAAATCTTCCCAGTAGATATTCAACTGAACTCTTAGTTGAAAATTGCAATGAATCTGAATCAAGAAATCCTCAGTTCCCTCTTGATGCTTATATTGTTACATACAAAGATTCAAATGGAGATACTAGAAAGGATATCGTTCGTGCATCTGCAAAGGTAAATCTTTTTGATATGTACTATGATAAGTTCGGAGCTGATTCTTTGATTGCAATGGACTACGGACATGGAACTGTCAATCCAAAATTATATGGTTTAAAGGCACCAAGCAAACCTAAAAAAAATAGGAGGAGAAACGCATGAGTGGAGATGTAGGATTAGAGAATGAACCAATTATTTTTTACAGTAAAGAAATGACCAAATCTAAACTGGTTGTTCTAAAACATAAAGGGGTAAAATTTAATCTTTACAACGAAGCCATGAAAACAATGAAGGAGACTCATGAGCGAAGAAATTAGAAATCAAATCAATGACATCATTGAAGGTGAAATACAAAATGGAATTAATGACTACCTAGAAGAGAAACAGGAGCGAGAGAAGTCTCAGGGAATGGGTTTTGTTACCTCTGAGGAGGCAAAAGAGTTAAAGGTAAAGGTATCTAATGATGAGATAGATAAGATAATTAAACAATATAAAAAACTTAAGAAGAAACAGAAGTCTAATTTATTTCAAGTTAAGAAAATGGGATTGCTTGATAAAAATGGGAGACCATTATAATGGATGACAAAAAGTTAAAAACAATATTAAAAGACTTGAAAAATGTGGTGAGTGCATTAGAATCAGAATTAGATACAAATAAAGATGTTTGTTCTAATCTTGACTATGAACAAATTCGCCCTTATATTGCAGATTATGATGAAGTTTTCATGGATGAAGAGTGACGATCCTCGTTACTCAGAAGAAAAACAATTACTAAGACAAGCATGTTTTAGATCTCTCTTGCACCATCTTGAGGATCATACAAGAGCAGTCTATGAGTTCTCTACCATTTGGTGTGATAAACACGATACAATAGATGGTATTGAACAAGGTTTTCAAGACTACCTAAGATCTTACGCAGAGAACGCTTATGCCAACAGTTAAATTAGTATCCATTACTCCCGATGCGGAGAAGACAATGGCATATATTGCCAGAGTATCTAATCCAAATAATCAGGACAACGATAATTTCTCTGGACTTCTAAAGTATTGTATTAAACATCAACATTGGTCTGTATTTGAACAGTCTTCAATGACACTTGAGATTGAAACTACTCGTGCGATTGCAGCACAGATTCTACGACATCGTAGTTTTACATTTCAAGAGTTCTCTCAAAGATATGCAGACACAAATCTAATTGCAAATAAGATACCGATTCCATTATTAAGAAAACAAGATACAAAGAATCGTCAGAACTCTACGGATGATTTAGATGAGTTTGTTAAACAAGATATTCAAATAGCAATCACTAATCATTTTAATCAAGCAGAAAAATTATATAAAAGAATGTTAGATGCTGGTGTTGCAAAGGAATGTGCTCGTATGGTTCTACCACTTGCAACACCAACTCGTCTTTACATGACTGGTTCTTGTCGTTCTTGGGTGCATTATATTAATCTAAGATCTGCACACGGAACACAAAAAGAACATATGGATATTGCACATGAATGCCGTAAGGTATTTACCGAACAATTTCCTGTAGTATCTGAAGCCCTTGAGTGGGTCTAAATAACTTTACAAAACGTTAAACTTATGCCTAGTTACCCTGTTAAAAATTTGAAGACTGGAGAGACTAAAGAACTCTCTATGTCTATGACTGCGTATGATGAGTGGAGAGATAACAATCCTGACTGGGATAAAGACTGGTCTGAAGGATGCGCTGGTCTTGGAGAGGTTGGTGAGTGGAGAGACAAACTCATCACAAAAAATCCAAGTTGGAATGATGTTTTACACAAAGCATCTAAGTCTCCTGGCTCTAGAGTTACTAAAATTAACAAATAAATGGCAAGAAAAAAAGATTCTCCAATCGGAGTAGGAATGACTGCAAAACAAATGAAGAGGAAAAGACCAATTAATGGCGATCTTTTAAACAAGATCGAACCAATTACAGATAACCAAAAGATTCTCTTTGACAACTACAAAGAGGGTAAGAATATTTTTGCTTATGGTGCTGCTGGAACAGGTAAAACTTTCGTTGCACTTTACCTTGCATTGAAAGATATCTTAGATCAACATACACCTTATAATCAACTTTATATTGTAAGATCTCTTGTCTCAACTCGTGAGATTGGATTCTTGCCTGGCGATCATGAAGATAAGTCTTTCTTGTATCAGATACCATATAAAAACATGGTCAAGTATATGTTTCAGATGCCATCTGATGCAGACTTTGAAATGTTGTATGGTAATTTAAAACAACAGGACACTATCAAATTCTGGAGTACATCATTCATTCGTGGAACAACAATTGATCAAGCGATTGTGTTAGTTGATGAGTCACAAAA